CTCATCACATTAAATATCTTCGGAGCATATTCTTCCCACATGCTGAGATCATGAAGGCAAAGTTCGCCAAGCGATGCATCCAGTTTTTGATACACATCATCAGAAGTCATAGTTGACTTTTGATAATATGTAGTGAACATAAAACTCTCCAATGTGAGTGGTGCTGACCAACCCCCACCTCGCTCATCATCATCCATGCGGAATCCACGTTTCAAAAACGTGCATTCCTCCAATGTCTTGTGCGGAACCAGTGTACCATCCTTAGATCCACTCGTAAAAGTTAAACCAAGGACATCAAACATGGCCCCAGCAACTGTGACCTGATTGTAAAAATCCGCCACTTCATCAGATACTGAAGCAAGATTGTCATCACCATATGATGCCAAAGCAACCTTATCCCACATAATGTGATCTCCGGTCAAATGCATATAACAAATGGTCATGGCAATGAGACAATACCAGGTGTTGACAATGGTTGTCAAAGGATGACCACTTGGCAGTGATTTGAGCCACTGCACAATATACTGGGATGATGTAAGACCAGTTAAATGTCTAGAATGGACTAAGTCCATCCATAGCACCTCTCTGATCTTGGCATTCTCAGGGCCATCATCATACCAACGGTTGATGAGGTGCAATATCTCCCATAAGATCTGAGGTTGTTCAGAAGCATCAAATCTCTTAAAGTCTCCATCAAAAACCTTGGTACGACCTCCTTTCTTGAGATGGGCAGATAATTTCCACCAATCTCTATAAGGGTTGATACCAGGACACAATCCTGTGACCGTATTGTGACGAAAACAGGCGGCGATAAACGCGCCAAACATGACGCGACACGCCACAACGTAATCGAGTGGTGAACCAGATATGACACGCGTCTGTACAGTCTCCACCTTATGCAAAGGCCTCAGTTCGTCCTTAAGGAAATCCACAGCCACATGCATAAGACGCTCACCCTTCCTTGCAGAATCGAGAATATATTGCACTCTCTCTTTAAGCTCAACAGAGAGCTCGGTGTCAAATACAAATTCGTTTTCTCTTCCGAAGAAATCCTTCTTCCCTCCCGTTACATTCAGAACGTAGGGGAAACCAGATGAAGTAGATCTATTGATGGACTTGAGTTTCAATCCCTCAATCCCAACAACTGCTTCCTCAAAGTCAAGGAGAAAACGTGGTTCATTCAAAGTATATTCAAAGAAAGGACGTGATGCTGTATCAACAGCAGTGCGCATATATGGAACATCCGATTCTTGCACAGGTGATTGGTAATTCTTCAGTCCTTGGACCATTGGATACACTAGTTCCTCTCCCACCAAAACTGGTGATAAATGAGCAGGCGCTTGATACAGAGGACCGAACACCTCCTCCTTAGCCAATACGGTGCGCTTAAGCTTGGAGACAGGTGACACCGTTACGGGAGTGTCAACTTTCCAGGATAACTGGAAAGATCCGGCAACAAGACCAGCATCTTCCAATTGACTCTGTTCGGCAGCTGTAGGCATACTCAAAGTAATACCCCTAGCTTCCGCATCAGATTCGAACTTATCCTCACAAGCTCCAAAAGACTTAAGCGCTTGCTCAATAGTCTCCAAGGCCAAAGGCACAGAAAAGCCTTCCTTGCTAAACACCTTATCGCGCCCTGCGACATGGAATCCAAGAAAGCACTTCCCATTTTTAGCCTTAGGCATGGTGACACACAATGGTGCCCCGCACATACCGGCCTCTGTAGCAGCATCATACTTGATGAGATCCTGGCGGGATTGATTTCCAACCATAAATTCATTTTGTAAATCCATAAAAGGACAATGGAATGTACGTCTAGAAGCCACAAGACCATCCTTCTTAGTGCTCACCACCTGGCAAACATCTAATTGGACCGGCACCTTTTTACGAATGTAATCTTCCAAATCATCATGGGACATACAATACCCCACAATATCCTTTTTGGCGTGGAAAAGGGTGCGTGGTAACTCAATAAAAGCCACATCGGACCCGTCTCCAAATATCATGCGGAGTGATAAAAACCTCTTCACTGTCATCTTGACCTGGAGAGCTCCCTTAGCACTACCAGCGCTGACGAAAGTGAGTTCATCATCCATAGTCATCTGCCCCTTCTCCAACTTGGAGTTCATTTGCTTAACAAAATGAGCTGGCATAACACCAACCGTGTCGCGAAGCATCACGATTTGACCAATGGAGACGTCGCCCGCTGCCCAAAGCAATTTGTAGGTATTCTCATATATTATACGCTGACGCACATCCATCTGAGAAACCTCAAATGCTTCAGTCTGCGCCTTAAGTTTCGTCCTCTTCATGGTCTTCCTCTTAGAGCCTGTGGCATTGGAAGGTAAATTGCTTTCCAGATTAACTTCCTTCTCAACCTCAGGTTTCTTCTTCTCGCCAAAGATCATGCGAACAACAGATAAGATTCCGTTCGCAAGACCCCGAATGGCAGAGAAAAACCATTTGGTCATATAAAGACCAATGGTAAAGTCGACAACAAGGATGGCTCCTTGGAGGATAGTTCTGGCAAGAACTGATGTTTGGATAAGGTGGCAAAAACCAAACCAAGCTTTCTGAATAAGAGTGGCCATAGTTTTCTGCCAAGAGAAACGCTCTTTAATCTCCATACGGATATCAACGAAGCCTTTCCCAATGTTATATCGCTCTTTAAAGAGAGATTTAGATACATATCCAGAGACACCCGATACAATAGTATCAAAAAGACCACTCTGCTCGGTTGCTTGAAAGGCACCATCCAAATCATCCTCTGCGTCAGCAAGCATCTTGTTGAAGGCAGAGAGCGTATTGAAGGTCACCTCATGTTGAGCTGCTTTGGATTTAAGCTCTCTGGAGATAGATAAAACAATCTCCAAAAGAGATACTTCCTCTCCCAAATTCTGAGGAAAAGCAAGACGCCCAGAAAAATCTGTGATTTTGCGAACCTTCCACGCGTACCAGGGGAAGCTCTTCAAAATATCGGTTTTGGAAAGCTTGGCGCCTTCTTTGACCTTCTTGGTGAGCTCTGCGTTCAAACGCTGGGTTTCCTCCTCCAGCTTAGCGTAGTTGAGACCACGCATACCTTTGGATTCAATGGCGAAATCGTCAGCTGGTTCAATCCAAAAAGGATGATGGATACGACGAACGACAGCATCGACATTGTTAACGACGCTATCAGCCTGAGTATCACACATATGCTTGGCATTTGTAGTACCAATCATGAGCTGTGAGTTGAAGAAAAACTTTGCCTTCAAATTAGCATTGGCCATATTCAAAGGACAAGTCCAACTACTCACCTGTCGAATGATCTGCATGTATTCATTGTTATCCATTCCTGGGATAACCTTCTCCTGGAAGCAATCGTCCATGACAACACACTTCTGACCATGATAACTCTCCCAGTACTTGGAATCGCCCTTCTGCCATATATTAGCAAGAGCGTCCTCACTGGAACACAAATCAGCTGTAATCAAACACGCTGAAGCAAGAGTGGTGATGAGTGTGGTCTTACCCGCTTTGGGTGGACCACAAGCCAACACATATATTGGCTCAACGCGTAAAGAATTCATCTGATTCAAAGCGCTTTGAAAATTAGCCAATCTAACTTCCAATCTTTCCACAGCACGAAGAATGCAAAGCTTAAGTTTATCGTCAGTCACGGTGTTACGTAGAATGTAACCATCCTGGACGCAGCTCTGAGCTCGCACCAATAACTCATGTGGTGGGTCAGAAGGCAACAACTCGATCTCAATCTTCTCAGAGCGATCGACGTAGGCCATGACTGACCTTCGTGTGGAATCTCCAAAGAAAATTTTATCTTGATTAAATGCCGAGCGAAAGAAATTGATAGTCACCTCCATAAGCGTAAATGCTGTTTCAAAAAGTGAATCAATACCCGTACCAGCGCGTTCAACTGTCGCAAACCTTCTCATCAATTCGGGAACCAATTTTTCCTTATTGTCAGGAAGGCACACAAAAGACATAACACCAGCCACCAACTGTGGCAATACATCTACGAGACCGCTCTGCTCTTCAGCATCA